TTGAAAGAGCAAACCAGAAAAATTTCCGAAATCATAGGCAGTAACACTTATTTAATTTATGCCTTGATCATATTAATCGGTTTCTCCCCCATTATATTTAGTCATTATGCATTTATGGATGACTACACTACACTATACTATGCTCTGTCGGGTGAAGGGAGTACCTTTCAGTGGGATGTTTTATCAGGAAGACCTAGTTATGCTGTTTTCAGATTCATTTACCAAGGTTTAGTACACAATATACAGGATTTCTCTTACGTTAGAGCATTTACCATTGTAACGGTTTTCATTTACTGTTCATTAATTCATTCCTTTATAGTAAACAGGGGGATTACAAAGAGTAAAACTGTAGCATTTTATTTACCTATTTTTTTATCATTTAACCCTGCGATTCTTGTATTTACTGCGTGGGCAACGTGTTTTCCTTTTATTTTAGCCATGATAGCCGCTCTATTTTCCTATCAAATACTTACAACAACAAAAGTAAATAGCATATTTTTCCGTTTAATTCTATCCATAACATTAATTGTGTTTTCATTTTCTATTTATCAACCTGCCGGGCTTACCTTTCTCTTTTTTGTCTTCTTGGACAATTGTATTACAGAGAGGAGGATCAGCTATAGGAAGATTCTCACCTCTGCAATGATTGTCATTATTGGAATGATATCAGCGTACCTCATGGCTAAGGTTTTACCTGCAGTCGTGTACGGAGAAACGTTGGCCAGAGCCTCATTCACTCATGATGTAACAGGAAAAATACACTGGTTTATTACAGAGGCCTTAGTTAATGCGCTGAATAATTACAATATCAAACCATCGCTATGGTATACACTTTTCAGCACATTAATAGTCGCTTTCTCTATGTATTTAACTTCAAAATCATCAGATGGGTACAAGAAAGTATTACTGTCATTAATTCTTATCGTTGGAAGCTATTCATCTAATCTTCTCGTATCTGAAAACTGGGCTGCGTTTAGAGGTTTAATTGGCGTAGAACTGATACTGACAACATACTTCTGCCTGGGTATTTTATACATTATAGGGTACATATTTAAATCAAGAGAACACGTGATTCCGGCAGCAATAATCACCATGATATTGCTCATAACCCAGAATAATTTATATAGTGGTTTTGTCAGACAGCAGCAAGGTGAATACCAGGCATTATCTCAAGAAATTTCAACAAAAATATCAAAGGACTTCAACGGTGATGTTTTCTTTGACATAAAAAATCCTGCATTTAATATTTTCACAAAAATTCAACGATATGACGAATTTGGAAATATATCATTAGCAACCACATGGTCGCCAGCAGGAATGGCCCTTTCCATTAAAAAAACCAAAGGCTTACAGTTCAATGTGAGTCAGAACAATGCCATCATCGAAAATGACAAATGTGATAATTGTATAATAATAAAAACTGGCGACATCATGCGTAATGCAGGATTGTACTATTAGACTTTGGAAATAAGCATATGGATAGAACATGTCCGAAAGTCTTAACCACGGACGTGTTCTCTTTTATGGTGATACAAGCCATCCAACATCTGGTGAAGTTATAACATCCACCTGGTTTAAAGCCATACGATATTTACTCCACTCGATATGGGGATTTTTATCCGTCGCAGCAAGAAAAACCGTTGGGATTGAATTTGAGGATGGTCCGCCGACATTTCATGAGATTAGAAGCCTGAACGAGTAGTTGTACAAGAAGGAAAAAAGAAAGGATTTTGCGAGGAAGCTGCTGGTGCATCAGTCAGGAAAATGACGGATAAAGACCTTGATACGGGAGGGAAAAGGTTGGTGATGCTGTAAAAAACCGAATATCAAAATTCGAGAAGATTGATTTTTACCTTTAAAATCAAGCACACAAAAAAAGACCGAATACGACTCAATACAACTAAAACCGTTTAAAAACAAATAGTTAAATTGGCCAGACTTGCTAATTGGCGACAGAATGGCCACACAAAGATCTCTAACAATTTAGGCTTTCACCGATAAGTTCATCAAGGATTTGATCGATCTCTTCTTCAGCGAGGATATGAGAATTTTGACCTATTTCACGTTGAATATAATTAAACCGTTCATTTTTTGATGATGCTATAAAAAACTCCATGGAACATCTAGCTATGTTTAAATCTAAATCATTTAAATTTGGGATAAGATCATCTAATGTTCCCCATAGTATCCTCCTTGAGCTAATTGGTAGGTATATATTCTTTAGTAGATCATCTCTTTCACAGAAGGGTTTAAAACTCCTTTTGCCATCAACTTCGAAAAGAACAATACTATCACCAAGTGGAATATCGAAGTCAGTATTTATCACTTTGAATGTTAATAAATCATATTTTTTAACCTTGATGGCAGGATGTATTGATTCTCGCAAAGCCTTCAAATGACCAGACTTCATTGCTTCCGGCAACTTTGTGCTTATCATTACATCAAGTAATGGCTTGATCTCTTCAACAAGGTTTTTGACAACAGGCGGTATCCACTGGTCCGAATTGGCAAGCATTAATTTCTTGATACCGTCCCTCAATTCTAGAGGTACTTTTTTTTCATCTAACTGAGCATCCAATAATTCATTAAACTTATTTGGGTCAGAGAGTATCTTTTCTTTAAAGTACTTTGTGAGAACATCATCTTTAAGGAATTTTTCTTTAATTTCCCCCATCAGATATGTTGCAGAATTTTGAAATGAAACTCTTATACTTCTTGTTCTCGATTCCAAGTGAGATATTAATTTAGGAACATCATTGAAATAAACATCATCAATATCATCGGACCTAAATATCGTTATTAACTTCGCAAACTCATCTTCCGCATCAGTGATCACATTATCAATACTATGGTCTTCACCTTCGGAATAAAAGAAGCCTTCGGTGGCAACATTCTTAATATTTGCCGGGAGAATTCGACCATCTTTTAAGTACTGGTAAGTATAATTTTTTTTATCCTTAGAAAGAAATCCTTTCTGATAAAATTGAGGTATGAAATGTTGACGCTTCCCAGACATATAACCCCCTTAGAATTATTTATTTAAAAAAGTTATCCATTCTTTAATAGAAAGTGACTCCCCTGTATTTCTTAGAATCAAACCATTCTGCATTCTATCAAACCTGAAAGTCCTCATAGCTCCCGCCGTATGGCAATAGGCCTTTATATACACTCCATCGAAAGATCTAACATCTACTTCGCGATACGATTTTTCACCTTTACTATCTTCATAATCGAATGCTACGTATCTACAGTCATCACTAATGCTAAATCCAGCAAGAATTTTTTTTCCTTTTTTTCTATCATTGCTGATGTTGATTTTTTCTCTATCGTCTAGATACTTATTTTTAAAACTAACGGTTCCTTTTATAGTTCTATCGATTCGTCTATTTTCAATTGACTTGGTTTTTTTAATATTTTCTTTAATGCGCGTTTCGTAATCAATTTTTTTTAAGGCTGTGGCTGATTCATTTTTATCTTTGTTACGCGATAAATATAATCTTCGCGCCATGTAAAAAGAGATGCAAATGAATATAAATAAAGCAATAAGTGAATCCCCGGAATCCACTGCACCAATACACAAAAATGATAAAGTGCTTATTATTATAATTTCTATACATCTAAGTAAAAAATTTCCACGGCATTTATAAAATACATATATTGAAACCAGTGGTACCAGTAAGAAGAACATTTGAAATAAATCTTTCATTTTACATATTCGCTATTTTTTTGATTATTTTACCTACACAAACAACATCATCAACAGAGCACTCAAAGCTTGAAGACAGATCAGAGACTTTAACTCTATTTCCGGGGATACGCGCAATAGAATAAATATCATGTACACCATCTATATTTAAAAGCCACATTCCATTACCTAGCATATTACTATCAAAATCAACTAACCATGCTGAGGAGTCTTTCTCAACATATCCAATATTTTTGTCGGAAGATGAGACAAAAGTCGGGTCACAAATCCACGAACCATCTTTATTTAATGATCCCGAAGATATAGACCAGCGATTAAGAGTTAAGAAAGTCGTTTCGTATGAAACTGAATCAGGGTTTCCTGGGCTACCCTGACCCGTTGATAGCCAAAGTAATGAAATACCAGTATCTAAAGCACAAGTAACCACTGCATCACCAGGGAAGTATTCACGTCGAACCCAAGTGCTGATCGTTGCCGTGGAAATGTCCAGAAAATCGCCGAGTTCTTTCTGTGTGCGGAACCCATATGCATCCAACATTCTGCGGAGAACAGGCTTCCCGCCAGATGCTTGAATCTGTTCATAAAGTGCCTTTCCTGAAACCAATGATTTTCCAACTTCAAAATTCGAATTTGCAAACCCTCCAGTAATTAGCCATTCAACATCTGCCCCAGTATCAAGAGCGCATTGCACAATAACATTCCCTGGTACCTGCCCGCGTTGCAGCCAACTCCCAACGTTGCTTTTTGCAATACCAAGCTGGTCGCTAAGCTCTTTTTGCATCTTAAAACCATATGACGACAGGATTCTTTCAAGAACCTCACTCGCGACAGCACTTTCAAGACTCTTATTCTTTACCATGGGCAATCACTTTTCTGTTTACAGTAATAAAAAAGCGATCTACAGTATCGGCACACCACATGTAACACCGTAGAACACAAACCACTAACCGGAGATATTGCTTTATGTCTCATGATATTGCAAACCCCCAGGCCGCACCCGCCGCGCCTTTTTCACCTGCGCAGATTGCAAACATGCTTCTGCCTGGTCTGAGTGGCGCCATTCTGGAAGCTGTGCAACGCGCCGTTGCCATGCACACCTCCCCGACCATGTCCAAAGAGGACTTCATTGCCGTTAACGGCATCAGCGCATCCGTGCTGGAGAAGTGGATCGCTAACGGCGTTGTGCTGCTGGCGCCAACCCCTACAACTACCGTGAAGCAAAATCGAAAGAACCGGAAGACCGGCGAGATCGAAGAGGTCACGATGACCAAGCACGGTAACGCCCTGATCAACCTCGAAGCGTGGCGTGAGAAAAACCGCCAGGTTGCGATCAAATGCCGCTACATCCGCGGTTAATTCGATTATTCGAATTTTGAAGGGCTAAACCATGTTTGATTATCAAGTCTCTAAACAGGCGCACTACGAAGAAGCCTGCCGCCGCTTCGCGACAAAGCACAACATCAAGCAGTTGAGCGCTGATGCCGGCATGTCGGCGCAGGTGCTGCGTAACAAGTTGAATCCAGACCAGCCGCACCGGCTGACTGTTGAGGAATTGCTGACGCTGACCGACCTAACCGAAGACCCGACACTGATCGATGGGATGCTGGCGCAGCTACACTGCCAGCCGTGCGTACCGATCAATGAACTCTCCAGCGGCAAAGTCGTGGCATATGTGCTGAATGCTACCTCCGAAATCGGCAAGGTCGCTGCCGAGGCAGTTGCAGATGGCGCAATGACCGCCGCACGCCGCGGTGCGATACGCGAAAGCGTTAATGCCGGCATTCGTTACATGACTTTGGCAGGCCTTGCCATCCAATCGCGCATCCATGCCAACCCGACAATGGCCTCCACCGTTGATGCTATCACCGCCGTTGGTGCGTCACTGGGCATGAGTTGAGGTGAACATGATGCCAATTTCTATTGCTCCCCTGCTCAAGCAGCAAAGCCAATCCCGCCATTTTGGCCACGGTTGGATCCAACTGCAGAACGGCCGGCGCTGGTGCCCGGCGCAAGACCAGAAAGAACTGCTGGCTCAACTGACTACCGCCCCGCGGCTGTCAATCGCCAGTAAGGCGGCAAAATGGCTTTTACTGAAACTACGCGCACTGTGCCGATGACACCAGGCCAGAGGGCCGACGGTTTACAGCACATCGCCGAATTGCGCAGGGATGTTTTCAAGGGCGATAGCACCGCGGAAATAAACCGATTTTTGACAGATGTGCGCGACGAAAGCGATCCACGACTCAAGGACAACATCCGGGCTCTGAGCGCCATTTTCTTTTTGGCTGGCATCAAGAAAGAGCGTCACGGGCTGAATTTCAATGAACTGACGAGTGAGGAGAAAAAAGCATTGGTCGATGCAATGAATAAATTCCGCGCAGTCGTGAGTTTATTCCCGAAGCATTTAAGCATGCCGAAAGAAATAACTTTTTAACCTGACCAGAAATTAATTGGCGTAAACCCGCCGGGCTTTTTATTACCTGAAGAAAGGAAAACCACCATGAGAAATATTCAAAAACTGCCAATCACCATCGGGATCGATCACGCCACCGGCAACGATGTTTCCGTTGTGCATCAGACCTCCTACCAGTTGGAAGAAATGCTGAAGCGCGCCCGCATGGATGAGCGCAAGAACCAGGCCGAAGTGATGTCCACCAAGCTGGAGAATCTGGCCAACTCCATTATCGCCAAGGATCTGAGCCTGCGCGATGCTGTGGAGCTGCTGCGCCACGAAGCCGAATTCATCCAAAACCAGGCGATGGAGCTGCACTAATGGCCGACGCAATGGACATTGAGCAGGAACGCCAACAACTGATCCTGGCGGCTCAAATCGAACAGGCGCGCCGTAAACCGGCCGCCCCTTCCGCCTTTATTTGTGAAGAGTGCGACGCGCAGATCCCTGAGGCGCGCCGCCTTGCCGTACCTGGTGTTGCCCGCTGCGCCAGTTGCCAGGAGCTTCACGAAACAAAATCACGCCACTACCGGGGGTAGTTTATGCTGAATTCCGCGTTGAAATGGGTAGGCGGCAAGCGCCGCATTATGGACACCCTGCGCCAACACCTGCCAACCGCGCCAGGCCGCCGCCTGGTGGAGCCGTTTGTGGGCTCCGCTACCGTTTTCCTGAACACCGACTTCGATTCCTACCTACTGGCCGATATCAACGGCGACCTTATTAACTTCCATAACGTAGCAAAAGAGTACCCTGAAGAATTGATCGGGCTTGGCCAATTGATGTTTGCCAATCACAAAAATCAGGAGGGCTATTTAGCAGTCCGTGCCAGTTTCAATCTCCGCATCGAAGTCAGCAATATCATGCGTGCGGCGAAGTTCCTCTATCTGAATCGCCACGGCTACAACGGCATGTGCCGTTACAACCGCCGCGGGGAATTCAATATCCCATTCGGCAAGGTGGACGCGCCTTACTTCCCAGAGAAAGAGATCCGTGCCTTCGCCGATAAAGCGAAAAACGCCGTTTTCCTCTGCTGTGACTTCACCGAAAGCATTGAAATGGCGGCGCCCGGCGATGTCATTTACTGCGATCCGCCATATATGCCTAAGACAAAGACAACCGGCTTTACCGATTACCACACGGAAGGCTTTGGCGAACTGCATCAGTACAACCTGATGTACTCACTGCGTGCAGCCGCCGCGCGCGGTTGTCACGTTGTGGCCTCAAACAGCAATGTCTCCGAAGCGTTGCAGTGTTATGGCGACTTTGAGATCCACCACATCACCGCCCCGCGCTCTGTGAGCTGCAAAAGTGATGGGCGCGGGCGTGTCGGCGAAATCATAGCAACGATGGGGGCCGCCACATGCTGATCGGTTTTCTCTGCTGGCTTGTCGGTGCCTGTATCGCTTTCTGTCTGCTTTGTTTCGGTATTAAAAGCGGGCACATCTACCACGTCACCACACCCGCCGGCGCCCTAATCCTATCAGTCATTTGGCCTCTCACCGCCGCGCTGGTTCTCGGCGGATTCGTCTACGGGCTGGCATTTCTCTTATTTAGCTATATCACCCGGAGTAAAGCCAATGAAAGGAATTGACTTGTTCGCTGGACTCGGCGGCTCATCAACAGGCGCGCGTAAAGCAGGCGTAGACATCGTTTGGGCGGCTAATCACTGGAAGGCAGCTGTTGATGCCCACACGCTGAACCACCCTAATACTGTTCACGCATGCCAAGACTTACACCAGGCTGATTGGGGGGCCGTGCGGGATTTGGTTCCAAATATCGATCTGTTATTAGCCTCACCGTGCTGTCAGGGCCATAGCAAGGCACGCGGGAAAGCCAACGGTAACCCGCAACACGATGCCAGCCGTTCAACTGCTTGGGCGGTTACGGCGGCGGCTGAGGTGCTCAAGCCTGAGCAAATAATCGTTGAGAACGTGCCGGAATTCCTGCAGTGGTTGCTGTTCCCTGCCTGGAGGCATGCAATGCAGGGGCTGGGTTATTCACTGGCATCTCACATCGTTGATTGCGCAGACCTTGGCGTACCTCAGAACCGGAAACGCATGTTCATCGTCTGTACCCGCAGCAAGAATCCTCTGTTGCTGAAGTTGCCCAAACTGCCTCATGCCTCTGCCGAATCATTCATTGATTTCGATTCTGGCCGCTGGTCACTGGTCAACAAGCCAGGTCGCGCAGCAGCAACACTCGCCCGGGTTGCAAATGGACGAGCACAATTTGGTGATCGGTTCCTGATTTCCTACTACGGCAACACAAAATCAGGCCGTTCTCTGCAACGACCAATAGGAACTATCACGACCCGTGACCGCTGGGCTTTGGTTGATGGTGACTACATGCGCATCCTGACAAAAGACGAAAACATGCTGGCCATGTCTTTCCCTAGCGATTACATCAAGCCGCCATCGCACAAGTTGGTTGTGCATATGGCTGGCAATGCCGTGCCGCCGGAGGCGATGTATCAAATAATCAGCGCTCTCAAGGCGCAGGCATGAACAACAGCCATCGTGGCCGTCACCCCCCCACCCCGCCGCCGCCCTACCCGGGCAGCGGCGAGCCTGCTTTTGAATGGGCTTATTCATGGAATGCACCACGAAAAGGTGTCGGCTCGCCATTCGTCAGTGCGGAAGAACAGAAAAAGCGGGATCGTATTAATGCCGACCTCGCCGCCGCCTTTGAACACCTGAACAGCCAACCGGGCCTGGTAAAGCGCCAAGTTAACTCCCACTTCTTCAAGCTTGAGCAATCTCAGGGGATCCAACGAGCCCATGCGTACTTGACGCTGAATTTTGTTAAGCGCGCATTACCACGATTGGAACTGGTAAATAAGCAGTACCGGATATCAAAAATGACGGCGGACAACGCAAGGTACATGGCGCGGTTTAATCACCTTGCGGATATGTCCCGCAGTGATGTTGAAGCGTTGGCCGAGGATATCGCCGCATTTATCGCGCAGGAGCTGGGACTAGTCGCAGAGCAATGTTCCGGCTGCAGTGATTTGAAGGCAATGTGGTTGCTATACCGCCGTGCCGGGATCATCACTCGCGACTTTCGCCAGTTGCCGCCGCTATGGGAAAAGCTGAATAAACGCTTTTTCAGCGAAGAAGATGCAGGCCCTGCCGTATCTCGGATGTTGTCGCCGCAATGGTGGCTCAACCGTCTGCGCCGCACATCTGCAGAATGGCGCGAGCACTTGAACATTGCGCTGGCCAATGTCAGTAAAAAAACCAACCCATATGCAAGTAAAACGACGATCACAGAATGGCGCGAGCAGAAGCGACGCACACGCGAGTTTTTAAAGGGGATGGAGCTCGAAGACGAAGCCGGCAACCGTATAAGCCTGATCGATAAATATGATGGCAGCGTTGCAAATCCTGCGATCCGCCGTAGTGAATTGATGGTGCGCATCCGCGGCTTCGAGAATATCTGTAACGATCTGGGCTACGTCGGCGAGTTCTACACCATAACGGCCCCTTCAAAATTTCATGCCACCAACAAACACGGCCACCGAAACAGGAAGTGGAACGGCGCCAGCCCGGCCGAGACACAGGGTTATCTGAGATCGGTCTGGTCAAAGATTCGCGCAAAACTCCACCGCGAAGATTTACGCATTTTCGGGATCAGGGTTGCCGAGCCTCACCACGACGGCACGCCACACTGGCACATGCTGATGTTTATGCAGCCTGAAGATGTTGACCAGGTGCGTGAAATCATGCGCGATTACACAACGCAGGAAGATGCAGGGGAATTGAATTCTGCCAAGGCCCGCAAGGCGCGTTTCCACGCTGAAGAGATTGATCCAGACAAAGGCAGCGCCACCGGCTACGTTGCGAAGTACATCAGCAAAAACATCGACGGCTATCAGTTAGATAGCGAACTGGACGACGAAAGCGGGAAACCGCTCAAGGAAACCGCCGCTGCCGTGTCTGCCTGGGCTGCGCGCTGGCGTGTCCGTCAGTTTCAATTCATTGGCGGCGCTCCGGTAACCGTATACCGCGAGTTGCGCCGGATGGCCGACCATGAGGCCGCGATTGGCCTCAGCGTAGAGTTTGCCGCAGTCCACGACGCCGCTGACGTCGGAAATTGGGCGGAGTATATCAACGCCCAAGGCGGGCCATTTGTTAAACGCGATGATCTGGTTGTCCGCACCTATTACGAGGCCTCAGAGGAAACCAACGGATACGGCGAAGACGTGATCCACGTGCGTGGTGTTTTTTCTCCGCCCGTTGGTCAGGACGTGCCAATCATCACCCGTGTAACCCAATGGAAAATTGTGCCGAAGAAAGCGCCGATTTTGGGTGTTGACCTTAAGGGCGCTCCTGCGCCCTCTCGGAGTTCTGTCAATAACTGTACGGGGGATCCTGGTGGGAGTATGGCCCCGCCGGATATAGGCGAAGCCGACCATGCCAACTGTGATATCGATTTTGGCGAGTTATCTGCCAAGGAACGGCGGAAGGTGCTGGCAAGAATCAGGGACAGAAACCCAAAAACAAGAATAAGCAGACCACGGGACGCCAATGTTCCAACCGGCGCAGCTGTTGCAATGGAGAAAATCCGGGGCCGAGTAGAAGAAATTGCTGGCATTCAGATCAGCGATTCTGAGTGCCAACTGTTGGCCAAAGGCATGACGATGAAAATTGCCGTTAATCACTACTACGGCAACACCAGCGGTGATGTATTTACGGCGCGTCCCCCGGTTCGGGCAGGTGCCCTGATGCAGCGTTTCAATAGGTTGCGCCAAAAAGTTACCGGGCAAACCGGAGAGCGCGATCAACTGCTGAAACAGATGGAAAAAGAAGGCAATAAGCAGCGGGAAAAAATAGCGCAGGAGTTAAACGCCGCCGGCAGACAAAAGCCAGGCATTGAAGAGATTGACCGCCTGCTGCTTGGCGGAACAGTGAAAATTGGCGCTTTCTACTTCAAAGCCGGGACAGATGGCCGGCTTTATGGGCGTAGAAGGAAATAACTTGGATTCATGGTTATATTCACAATTTTGCTGAAATTACATGCAATTGAAATAAATTCATTAACAAGATGTCTTGACGGGGCTCAGAAATACGCTCAATATAATACTGTACATATATACAGTACCATCTGGAGGCAGTGATGGAATCACTTGAAAAACAAAAACAAACTTTAACTCGCGTCAGGTTTATTGCAGAGCTTGCTCTTATCGCCCCCCGGCATGCTTCTGATCTAAAACTTGCACTAGGAATGATCATCGATCTGTCCAGTGGAGTTCTACCGGACAAAGACTACGACGGTATTTTTTATAACGCAGACGAGGGCTAACTTATGGCACGCCGTGGCGAAGAGTCTTGGGCTTTTGAACTAGCCAGAAAAAGAGAACCAACCGGCAGATGGATTATTACGGTTGCAGATTTTTTGAGGGAGTTGCAAGGGGTCGGCTTTGATTGGTCACCGAGCCAGGCGAACGAATACATAAAATTTTATCAACCTACCTGGCGCCTCCAGGTTGAAGGCGATTATGGGCTTAACACCTACTACAAATACAATATGAACCAGTGATTCACCTGCCAGGGCTTGTGCATGTCTATGCTGCATGAATCCGCACGATCAAAAAAGGATCTAAAACAGCCGGGCGCACCAGTAATGGCGCGCCCTTCTGCTATTCGGGCACCTGCATGAAAACCCATACAAAAAGCGGGCAGGCGTGGCGGGGCTACGATTGCGCGCCACATGTTTTAGTGATGTACTATGTTCGATAGGTAGTGTGCCTTTAACATTAAAAGGAGTATGCAATGAAGTTGGAAGAAATAGGGATTAAAGTAAAGGACCTAAGGTTTGGCTCTGTCGATGCTGAAGCAGATAAAAGACTGTCAGATTATTTTATTAATACTCCTCAGGTGGAGCAGGCTCTGAAATTCAATAGTGCACATTTTCTTGGAAGAAAAGGTTCCGGCAAATCATCTATATTTACTCAATTGCCAAGACTGGCAAAAATAAAATATGGTGATGCTGTGCTCGTCAGCCTCATGACTCCAGATCAATATGCATGGGGCGCTCTTAAAGAGTATAAGGAACAGGGATTATTACCTGAGCAAGCTCATTGTAACGCATGGAAGTTTGCAATTGCAGTTAATGCTGCATCTGAAGTTATCTCGGTCCCACAGACTTTAAAAAGCGATGAGTCAAAAACTGCATTCATTCGAGTTAATAAGTTTGTTAGTGATAATTTTGGCAAGCAAGCACCAACAACATTAAATACAGTAAAGAAACTAATTACAGGATTAGAGTCCTTTAACTTAGAGGCATTCGGTTTTGGCATTGGCTTTCAAAAAAACAATCCTGGCATCCCTCTAACGCCGCAGATAATAGATGTAATATTAGATGATATAGATGTTATTTGTTCAGAGATAGGTATAATAATTGCCACAGATCGTCTAGATGACTCATGGGATGGTTCCGAAGATGCCAAGAGTTTACTAATAGGTCTATTAAAAGCAACAAAAGAAATTAATGATAAATATTCTGACGAAGGCGGGAAGGGGATTCACATCGTAACTTTCTTGCGTTCGGATATTTATCAAGGACTAGAGTTTGATGATAAAGATAAGCATCGTGCAATTGAAGAGGAGATAACATGGACCTCAGAATTATTAAAAGACATGGTGGACGCTAGGCTTCCAGAAGGAATAAAAATAGAAGACATATTCGAAGGCGGGGATATGAGAGGAAGTATCACTCCATTTAACTACTTAGTTAAGAGAACGTTTTTAAGACCTAGAGAAATAATTCAATTTTTACAAGAGTGCCAAAAAAGAAGTAGCTCCGATGACTTCCAAATAACTAAAGATACTATACGAGCTGCAGAAGAGCGATATAGTGCCTGGAAGCTT